TGCATTATCGGTGAATGATTCAAATGGCTCTTTACGGTCAAGTTCTCCGTTCATTTTTTTAACATTTTCAGTAATGTTTCCAAATGAAGTTGCAATCGCATCCAAATCCTGTTTTATTTTGGGATCTGCTTTAAGTGCTTTATCTAATTCGACTTGTCCGACAAATTCATCAATAGTGGGTGTTGTCCTTTTCCAGTCCTCGCCGTATAACAATGTTCCCCATGCGTCAGCTTCATAATTTGGTGCCAAACCCACATTAGCAAAATGTTTACCCCAATCGGAATCGGGGTTCTCATAAACAAATGCGGTCTGAACTATTCCCAATACAGCCACACCTACCGCAAATCCGATGGCACAGCCGTACGGTAATGCCAATGCAGCTGCCGTAGCATCTCCACCCAGGTAGGTTGTAATAAGGCTTGTGGCAATTTTTCCACCAAATAATGCTGAACCGATAATCGTAGCAATAGAGTTGATCGGGTCAACGCCATTCTTCACCATGGTAGTTATTCCGGCAATCGTCAGACCCAAGGATAAACCCAATACACCGTCAGCACCAACTGCTGTAAAAATCTTCCAACCGGCAATTGCTCCACCAACCGCAATCGCACTCTCAAGGATTTTACCCAAGTTGGTATCCCACAATTCTGACCAACTGTTAATACCTTCGGTTATACCAAGCCATTCCTTCAACCTATCGGTAATCTTACTCGCCTTGGACTGAATCAGACCATTGAAGAAATCGTAGGTCGGTAAGTCAAAACCAAGTCCACCACCAGAGATTCCGGCACCGGCTCCACCGCCACCACCGGATCCGCCAGACCCACTGCCTGTGTCAGGATTCAGTACGTTCAGTTCATCGATGGACAGGAGGTAATCCTTCATCTTTTTGGCATTACCGGCAGCAGTGCCAAGATTATCAGCAATGTCTTCCGTGCCTACTCCGATGTCATTGACTACGTTGGCAGTATAATCGACTTCTGGTAACTGGAATCCAAACAGGCCACCTATAGTGTTGATGATTGTCTTAATTACCGCTGCAATCGCCGTCAGGATGGGCAGTACCGCATTTAAGATAGGAATAAACAGGTTACCAATTGCCCTAGCCACCTGAGTAAGCTGTGCTTTGAACACACGCAACTGGTTGGACGGCTGATTCAGCGTCCTCGCCATATCGTTCTGTGCCCAAGTGACATTCGTCATCATGACATAGTAACGCAATTCAGCTTTTTCGGCCTGATTCATGGCATCTGTGGTCTTATTGATTCCCAGAGCGAGTGCTGCCTGATTAAGAGCAACATCAGAGATATCGTAACCAAACTGCCTCATGCCTTTTATCTGACCAGTAAGACCGGACTGTAACCTCTGCATGGATTGTGCAAAGTCTACATTATATAAGGAAGAAAGGTCGTAGCCTAACTGCGTCAGGTTCTGAGACATGATTGCTGCTCTGTCACTCGCAACACCAAGACCTTTTGCGATGGTCATGAACACGCCCTGATACTTCATGAATTCACCAGGGTCAATGCCCATCAGGTCACCGACTTTCTGTGCGAAGTCAAACCCTTGCTGTGCATACTCTCCCATGGAAACATTGTAGAGGTTTACATCTTCAAGGTAGTCATTCGCAACCTTGTTAAAGTACATGAAGTCGTTGATGCCGTTACGAACCATACGGAACATATTCTTAAGATTGAGTAAGCTTTTAACCCTATCTCCAAAACTGGAAAGTCCTCCACCTTTACCGGATTCTCTACCCAGTCTTTCAAGCATCTGATTCGCACCGCTAGCTGCCTGACGCATTCCTGCTGTATTTACATTACCTAGCTGAGACATAGCAGATGCTAAGTCGTTCAGCCTCTTTACAGTGGAATCATCGACTCCTGCTATGGTGGTAAGCAATGTCTGTAAGTTATTGACAATGCCTTTATTAAATTTAATGTCGCTTAAGGCTGTTAACCCCTGGAGGGAAGTGACCACAGCGGAGAGAGTGCTTACACTCTTCTGATCCATACCGGACACAGCTTTTGCCAGATTCTCCATAGCAGTACTTATCTTATTAAGTCCTTTGCTCTGACCGCTGACCGCTGTCTTTAACCCTTCCAGGGTGGTTCTTAAGTGTTCAATGCCGGAGGTAGCCGATTCTGCATTACTGCTTATCGATATTGACAAACTATCAATCTGCGTATCAGCCATCTTTCTTCACCTCCTTGTTATAAGCGGACATAAACCTCAACATCTTGTTATGGATCCGCTCCATTTTCGCTTTGGCCTCACGTTCCTTCTTTTCTCTCACAGCATTTGCCGTGATGGGAATCGGCTCGGAGAAGTACTCTCTGGGTTTGGTACCCTTCTTGGCAAATGCATGGAGTATCGGACTGGCATCTAGAATGGCAGAGTAAACATATAAACCTTGCAACCATAATTCCTGATTCTTTCTGTCATTCTTCAGTTCGTAAGCTTTCCGGTACCACTCAGCATACTTGGGATCCTCGTCCCAGTACTGTTCCAGGCTCATCCCTATAGAAAGATAAAAAGGAACATTCTGCTCAAAAATCTCTCTGTAAGCTAAAGGGGAGCGACTTGTATCACTCCCCTCGTCGGCATCCAGACCACTTACCAATCCGCTGCCCACTCGACTTTTCCCGATTCTTCATCAGGCTCGTCCGTGAGAGTAGCAATTGTGTCATTGTACATTTCTACAAGCATATTAATCAGTTCATCTTTCTTGCCGAGATGCTCATAGATTTCCTCGATGACATCATTTTTGGTTTTTCGATGATTCGCCAGAAAGGCTCCGGCAAACAGCTGCGGAATCATAGTCATAGGCTGTTCCAGGAGTAAGCCTATTTTAAAACCGTTCTGCTCCATCATAGACACTGTTCTACGTGTGTAAGTCAGTTTGTATTCGATGCCACCGTATGACATCGTGATCTCTTTTGCCATAATCGTGTCCTCTTATTAAACTGTTGCGGTCTGCTGAATGACCGTGGAAGGCGTAACCACGCAGTGTGCATCAACAACTTCGTTGACACCGCCACCTTCAACGTATGCGGTCACCTGACCTTTGAATTCAAATTTGCCGTTTTCGCCAGTAGGAGTTACGACACCGCCATTTACGGTACCGCCAAACCACACGGCGAGGTCTACCTCAGTACCCTCCATGGCTTTGATTTTCATGAAGTCGGCAAGAGTGTAGTTAAACAGGAAATCCATAGATTCAATCTGCTGAATACCAGGAATGTAGGTCTGGGCACCATCACTCAGCGTGGTGGTTTCCAGAAGTTCCGGTTCGCCAAACAGATCGGGGAAATCCTTAATGTCGATAAGCTTTTCATAGGTGTTGCCAGATTTCTGCATCAAGAACACCTTATAAGTGGAAATAGCCATTTCGTCTTACCTCCGATAATAGATTGTGCCGTCCTTACTCACGATTCCCCTATATCGACTAGTCATGCGGTATACACTCGCATCTGCCAGATTCGGGGTCGGATATTGCAGTACACGGCTCATGTTTATGTCTGCCATTACTCTGTCTACGATTGCAGTTAAGGCTTTCGCTTCTGCCTTTTTTCCTGGTTCCTTATTGGAGTACACCTCCACCAGAATACCGATGTCGTTAAAGTTCTCCATATTGCTCTGGTCACGGCCTTTACGCCATACAGCATTTGCATCTACCCAGAGAGATACACACGGAAATGACGGAGGAACAGGTTCGTACATACTGGTCGTATATACATTTTCAAACCCTTCCTCGGCATGGATGGCGTTTGTCACTCTTGTAAAGATTTCATTTTCGATATCAATCATGCAAACACCTCCTTTGCGATATCGCCTATTCTGGATACGACAATCTGTACTGCGTTATATAAAGGCATATAGGCCGGAATACCTCTGGTGAAAATCAATTCACCCTCTCTCCATGCCCAAACCTTATTCTTGCCGTAGCCTTTACCGTAGCCACCAATAATAAATCCCAGTCCCTCTCCCCAATCATGTGGAGACTTTCCTAGGGTATTGTTATAGTGGACACCTGTGCCAAATTCGCACCAGACGGCATCTTCACCCACAGCAAGCACGGTGCTTACTGTTCCGTCATCACGGATTTGAACCTGTACATCTGCTGAACGGCTCACATCCACCGCAACACGGCTACCATTCTGGTTTGCGTATGTCCACATACGGATAAGGCATTGTGAGAAGTTGGTATTTGCAGCAATCTCATCTGCAACTCTTCTCCGCAGTTCCTCGGCCTTTTGCTGTAACTGAGATAAATACTCATCCAGTTCACGACAGGCTCTATTGATGTCTACTGCACTCAGTGATACTTCAATAGTCTTCATCCTACGGTCACTTCCTTTAGAGCAATCCGCAGTACGTTCTGACTTCGGGCAATCCGCTTAACCACGTAGTTATGCGGTTCACTGGTAGCTTTACCGATCCAGACCCTGGATTCCTCAGTGATGGGACAGGCAGTGTCATAGGTCACGATTGTCACATCATAATCTATGCCCATACCAAAGACTTCTCTTTCCACGGTACCGGCTGCCGGAGCCACATTGGCTTTTAAGACAACCGGATCCGCAAAATTCAATGTCTTTTCCCCAGTAAGAAATCCACTGGAATCGGTCATGTCGGTCATGCCGTTGTAGACAGAGTAATATATTGTCTGCTCATTTCGTCTCAGACCAATCACTTGATCACCCCCACAGTCGGGGTTAACTCACGCAGGAGCGAGACAGGAGTGTCTCCTGCCTCATAACTCCTGTGAGTGCCGTTTTCTATGTGCATCAGCTGTCCTTCAGCACCCTTCTTATTGAGGTGGTAGGCAGCGATTCTCACTACCACACCACGGTATCTGTCGGGTACTTCCGTGACGCTATGGTTATAGGGATATAGGTAATCAAGTGCAATGCTTTCTGCCATTGAAATGTAGGAGTCTAACACTGCCTGGTCTGATTCATCCGTCATGGATGTGAGCATCGTATACATCTCGCTGTGTGTCATAGACTCCTCCTAGCATTAGATAGAGGTCGCAGCTGCTACGCTACCAGTAGCACGGATCTTATTGTCGGCATCAACGTAGATAACCTGGAAGTACTTACCGTTGGCAGCGGAGTAGTCAGCTTCACCCACATACTCGTTGGCAAAGGTAGAAGCAACAGTACTGTAAGCTGCACCAACCGTAACTTCAGTAGCTGCGGTAAGGCCAGTAGCAAAGTATGCTTTCCATCCTGCGGATACGTTGGTCGGATAACCGGCTACCGCAAACTTAGCGTGACCGCTAGCGATGTTACTGGTCTGGGTAACAGTCAGCTGACCCAGAGTAGCAGCACCAATCTTAACGATCTTGGACGGATCGTACAGATAAGCTGCATAGTGAACATCCGCATTGATCTTGGTGGCCTTATGATCCATGTCACGGCCTACCTCAGGCTTTTCAACCCTCTTCATGAAGATTCGGCCTGCACCAGGTTTAACAATGTAAGCAGTGGTCTTACCCTGGATCTTGTTGGTAACCACAACATCACAGCCGTAGATCATGCCAACTCTGCCGGAGATAACGATGTTCGCTGCAATCTCAGAAGCAGGAACCCAATCCTCTGCCTGACGAAGGTCTGCATAGGTCTGGGGAGATACAAGCAATACCTTCGGGCCTTCAACATCCTCGCCAAAGTACACCAGAGCCTCGTTGATAGCATTCGGGGTAACCTCAGTAGCCGTAGACACCCAAGTGGCATTGTCGAACGCTGCAAGGCAGTCGTTATCCATTTTGCTTCTCAGAGCCAGAGAAATCTGATCAGCAGCCTCTTCGCCAGGATTGCCATATGCGGAGAGCATAACCTCGTCAGAGATGGTCACGCCCTTACCGGCTTTCTTAACCTTGACATCCTGGAAACCGGCATTCAGTTCCGCATAGGGAATAGCACCCAGTTCCGCAACATCTTCAGCATCACCAATGTACTCATAGGACGGAAGAGATACGGTATCACCGGCTCTGCCTACCAGAGTAGTGTCGATGGTAAACAGGGGAAGGAATTTCAGATCGTTCGTCAGTTTCTTCTCGATATAAGCTGCCATAACCTGAGGATTAATCAGGTTGGCAAGTCTGGTTTCATTCGCCATTATGTTCTCCTTTCGTGAACTCATCGAAGAGTTCAGGATTTTCTTTTTGGAAACTCAGCATCTGGGAGTAACTCATCGCCAGAAACTGGTCTTTTGTCACTGCGTTAGGCTTCTGCTCACCACCCGAAGGGGTAGGAGTGTTCTTTAGGATGTCGGACTTGACATCGGCCTTTACGGATTCGATGAATTTCTTCTGGTTCGCCAGTACGGTCTTCAGATCCCCTTCATACATAGCTTTCGCAGTTGCTTCAGCGAGTGCCTCATCATACCCTAAGGAAAGCAGACCTTTGGTATTCTCGTTGATTGCGTCTTTCTGTTTGTAGGCATCGAGTTCCTTCTGGAGATTCTCCATCAGTTCCTTCTGCTGTTCCGCAGCCTTTTCTTCATCGGACATCTTCTCTGCAAGTTTGTCTTTGTACCCTTTTGCTTCACTATTCGCTTTTGACAGCTGATTTTTCAGCTTGTCAATTTCACTGCTCTGATCAGTAGGTAATTCAATGCTTTCCAGTGCAGTTTCAATCTCTTCCAGGGTCATTCCTTCCTTGTAGCTTTTGCCTAACAGTTCTTTGATTGTCATAGTTCTTCTCCTCTGCGATTTAAGTCTTCCCTGACTATGTTTTCCGTTTTATACAGTTGTCTCTGTCTGCGATTAAGGTCTTCCCTGACCATTTATGATCAATCCTTGCGGATTCAATCCTTTACCGGTTCTACCGTGCATCGGCAGTTGTAATGAGGTTTCTCCGGTATGTTGTCGATGGGATAGATATTTCCATCCATGTCCAAACATTCGTCACAAGTCTTGTTGTCGTGTTCGCTGACCCACATGACTTCCTTTACACCGGACTTCCTATACTCAGTGACTACAGCGTCATCCACCGTATCAATCATTCCCTGGGCTGCCTGTTTCCACCACGCATTGGCACCGGAGCGAATTGACTGGTTCAGACCTTCATGGTCGTGAAACTCCACCATCGTGACGATGGCCTCAGTTTCCCGAAGTCTTTTCCGCTCGGCTTCTGCGAAAAACAGGTACTTGGTGATGGGGTTGTACCGCTTAAGACTCTGCCGTACCCATTCCTCATCAGGCACCCAAGGAGAGCTGTCACGGCATTTTTCCTTGGCAAGCCTTACCGCACTACGTGCAGCCTTTAAGTACAGCTTGATGGCGTTATTCAGCAGATTCTCATAGGCAGCTTTCACCACCTCACGAATCTGGGAAAAATTCAGTTCGTCAAAGTTC